CGCTTCTATTTTCTTATCTAAAATGGCTGAAAATAGCGGTTTGGTTTCTGAACTGGCCGTAACTGGCGCGAACTGGCCAGATGACGACGGAAGGCAACCAGTCGACGTAGTGCATAATTATGCAGACATATACAGGCCGCGTTTAGAAACTGTTTGTAATCGTGAAGGCCGTTATTTTGCGGACGGCGTAAAAGTTTGGGCTAAAGACTTTTTAAATGTTGAGTTAATGGACTGGCAATATCACGTAGCTAGCGGTTTATTGGCGCACGACGCAAACGGCGATTTATTGCATAGGCAAGGCCTGGTTAGCGTGGCTAGACAAAACGGTAAAAGTATTTTGCTGGCTGGGGTAGTTGGTTATTGGGCTACGGTTATGCCTAAGCTGCGCGGTAGGCCGCAAACGATTATTACTACGGCCCATAGATTAGATTTAGCTATCGAGTTGTTTAACCAGGTAGCGCCAATATTGGAAAAAGAATTTGGGGCTATTTTGACTTGGGCGGTAGGCCGTAACGAAGCCAATTTGCCAGACGGCACACGCTGGCTAGTTCGCGCTGCTACTCCTACTTCATTTCACGGGTTAACGGCTGATTTAGTCTGCATAGACGAGCTCTGGGCAGTTTCGCCAGATTCGGTTTCTACAGGCCTTCTGCCTACTATGCGAACCAGGCGTAGCCCGTTGCTGTTTATGACTTCGACAGCTGGCGACGAAAGCAGTAAAGAAATGCAGAAATGGCGTGAACAGGGTTTACGGGCAATAGACGAAAAAAAAGTTACGTCGCTATATTTTGCTGAGTATTCACCTAGTAGCGATATTGACCCTATGACGCCCGAAGCGTGGATAAAAGCAAACCCCGCTATAGGCAGCACGTTAACGCTAGAGGTAATAGCGTCAGAAGCTGAACAGCCAAACCGTAACGCGTTTTTACGAAGCAGCGTAAATTTGTGGACGGCCAGCGCTAACGGCTGGCTACAGCCTGGCGTTTTTGACAAACTTGTAACAGCTGACCCAATGCCTAAAGGCGGAGTTTTAGCTATAGAACAAAGCCAAGACGAAGCCCGCTATGTAGGCGTTAGGGCTGCGCTAAACAGTAAAGGCCAAATACAATTAGCAGTCGAATTTATTAAAGATACTTTGGCGGACTGTTGGCAGGCTGTAGAAAACGCTTGCCAAGACCAAACGACGCGGCTACTCATTACGCCAGCTTTTGAAATGTCTTTACCTACAAAATTTGAACGACGCGCTTCTATTGTCGGTAATCGAGAATTACAGCGCTGGACGGTAGGCGCTAGGGCAGCGATTTTAGAAGGCAAAATACGGCACGACGGCAGCGCACTTTTAGCCCAACACGTAGAACGGGCCGTAGCAGTCAAAAATCAAGGCGCTATTACTTTGTCTAGTTTGCGTAGTCCAGGCCCTATTGAGTTAGCCCGCTGTTTAGTGTTTGCGGTTGCTATGGTCAGCAAACCAGCCACGATAGGTAAGCCGTTAATTGTTAGTACCCGTAACGCTATTTAGTTTGTGTTTCGGCTAATGTGTAACGCGGGTAGCCGTCGAGTTTCTTAACTTTCTCGTAGGGTAACTGCGGCGGCTACCTACCACCAAAACTTTTATAAAGTGTGGCATACTAAACCAATGGCATTATTTACCCGCAAAGCTGAACCAGCAAAAACAGTTAAGGCCGCTGCTGGTGCTGCGTCTAATCGAACTGGTAGTAATGCTGGTGCTTCACAAATCGGTAATTTCTACGCTTATTCAGACGGAAGCGTTAGACAAAAATTTATGCAGGTCCCGACAATAAGTCGCAGTAGAGACCTTATGGCTTCTGTTATTGGTTGCTTGCCGTTAAAAATGTATAAAGAAATGTGGAACGGCGAGGAAATGGAACTAGTCCCCGAAGCGCCGCGCAGCTGGTTAGCAAGAATAGATAAAGGCGTAACAAATAATTTTATACTCAGTTTTACACTGGACGACTTACTGTTTTATGGGCGGGCTTTTTGGTATGTTACCGAACGCGATAGTTCGGGCTATCCAAGTTCGTTTACTCGACTACCCGCAGCAATAGTTACCACACAAGACCAGGCAGCAACTAACGGCGTTTGGTTTGGCCCGTCTAAACAGGTTTTATTTCAAGGCCTACCAATTCGCTACGAGGACTTAATACAATTTTTAAGCCCGATACAAGGCCTAATTTATACTGGCGCTACTTCAGTCGATACAGCGCTAAAACTAGAACAGGCCCGTAACCGTAACGCTTCAAGTTTGCAACCAGCCGTAACACTTCGTCAAACTTCAGGCGAACCAATGTCCGCACAAGAATTACGCGATTTAGCGCAAGCATACGACGAAGCGCGTTTTGCTTCAGCTACAAGCGCAGTAAACGAGTTTGTAGAAGTAATACCAAATATGGCTACACCCGACAAAATGCTTTTAATTGACGCGGCAGAATACCAGGCTAAAGAAATTGCACGTATAGCGAACGTCCCCGCCTATTTAGTTTCGGTCAGTATTGGCAATTACAGTTATGTTTCAAGCGCTGAAGCTTCACGCGATTTATATACCTTTGGCGTAAAACCTTATATTGATTGCATACAAGAAACGTTAAGCGCAAATAACGTACTGCCACGCGGAACGGTAGTACGCTTCGACATTGAAAGCTATTTAGAACAGCAAGAAAAAATGAAACCAGAAGAAGCCGAAGAAGTGGAAACGGTAGAAATAAATGATTAGATTAGTGCCGCAAGATTTAAATTTAGACGCTGCGCCCGCTGGCGAGAAAATGCCCCGCAGAACGTTGGCGGGCGTAGCGGTTCAGTACGAGGTCGAAGCGGTAGTTTCGGACGGCCAAAAAGTTAAATTTGCTAATGGTGCTTTGCCGTTAGAAGGCAAGAAACCGAAAATGTATCTTTATCACGATAGTTCTATGCCTATAGGCATTGTGGAAAGCCGCGAACAGGTAGGCGATACCGTGTTATTTGAAGCCCGCATTAGCGAAACCCGCGCAGGCGACGAAGCATTACAACTAGCAAAAGACGGCGTTTTAGATAGCGTTTCGGTAGGTATTTTGCCAGTTGAATACAGTTTTGACGAAGCTGGCACAATGATTATTACTAAAGCCGACTGGCAAGAGTTAAGCCTTTTGCCTTACGGCGCTTTTGAAGCCGCTAAAGTTGAACGGGTGGCTGCGAGTATCCACCAAACAGAACCAAAAGTAGAGTTAAATAGTAAACAAGACCCAGAACAAGAGGTAACAAAAATGAACGAACCAGTAGAAACCCCGCAAGTAATCGAAGCTGCAGCCGTACACACTGTTTACGCGCAACCTAAAAAACTTCGTTTGCCTTCGACTTCGGAATATATCGCTAGCTATGTACGCGGCGGTTCAGATTTCGCACAACTTAACGCAAACATTAACGCGGCACGAATTGAAGCCGCGCCAGGCGTAGCACCATTTATTAACACTGAGTCAACGCCAGGTATCCTTCCAGAAATTATTGTGGGTTCTGTCTATGATTCGCTTAACCCGATTAGACCATTTGTTACAGCTATTGGCACTCGTGCTATGCCTACAGCTGGTGCAACTTTTCGCCGCCCAAAAATTACGACACGCCCAGTAGTAGCACAACAGTCAGCACAGTTTGACCAGTTAAACGCTTCAACTGTCCAAGTGTCCAACACGGATATTTCAAAACTAAGTTTCGGAACATTTGTTACCGTGTCCGAACAAGATTTGGACTGGTCAGACCCAAATTCGATTGACATAATCCTTAATCAGTTAGCTATCGCTTATGGACAGGCAACGGATAATTACGCTGTTGATACTTGCCACGCTGCAATTACACAAACTTCTAGCGTCGCAGATACAGCCGTAGGCGCTGATTGGGTAGCAGCAATTTACGAAGGCGCACGACAAATTTCCACAGATAGCAATTATTTGCCTACGCATATGTTCGTAACGCCAGCCAGCTGGAAAGCTTTAGCAAGTTCAGTAGATAACCAAGACCGCCCAGTATTTCCATTTGTAGGCGCACCAAACCTTATGGGTCAAAACGCCGCAGGTAACTCAGCTGCTACAAGTTGGAACGGTAACCCGTTGGGCCTTGTACTTGTTGTAGATAAAAACGCGCCAGGTTCATTTATGGGCCACGCAGCAGGCCCAGCCGCAGGCTTCGAGTTCTACGAACAGCAAAAAGGCGCAATTTCAGTAGACGTACCAGCAACACTTGGCCGCACTATTGCCTTTAGAGGCTACGCAGCCGCGTTTATGGCAGACGCTACCAAGTTCGTCAAGTTCGTTTAATAGCCGAAAGGTAGGCCAGCTATGGCCGTCTATTCGGTCAAACAAAAATATTTAACCGATAATTACGCGGTAGTCGTACTTGTTACTAACGCTGACCCGTTAGAAGTAGGTCAAAGCGTAACTATCGCTGGCGTCGACGCCACGTTTAACGGTACTTATACCGTTGCCGCGTTGCCACAATATTATTTTAATGGCGTAGATATAGAAGGCTTTTTTCTTTACGACATTGAAAGACCGATAGCTAACCAGGTTTTATTTGCTAAAACAGCTGACAACGTAAACATAGTTGCAGCGTCTGGCACTTTGACTACGACGCCAGTTTGTACGTGGATTACAGCAACGCAGATAGAGGACTGGCTAGGCATAGGCACAGCGACGGCAGCCGATACAGCATTTTTAACACAATGCGCGGCAGCTTCGAACAATTTTTGTTACGCCAGAAGGCGCGAAGCAGGTTACAAAAACGAAAGTTTAACGACAGTACCAAATGAAGCGGTTAAATTAGGTTCAATTATGTATGGGGGCGCGTTGTATCGTCAGCGCGGCGGCGTACAAGATTTTGCGTCGTTTGACGGTTTAGGTACTGCTAATAGTTTTGGTTTGTCGCCAATGATTAAACAGCTGTTAGGCGTTGATAGGCCAGCGGTTGCGTAATGCCCCAAAACTTTACCGACTTGTTTAATACGTCGCTAACAAATTTAACTACGACACTTTCAGCCGTTACAGGCTTACAGGTAGTAAACGACCCGCGTAACCTTGTCCCGCCTTGCGCTTTTATTGACGCGCCAAGCTTCGAAGCATTTAACGCCAACATAGTAAAAATGTCGTTTCCCGTGCGGGTAATAACTTTAGGGCCAGGCAACCTGGACGCGCAGCGCAGCTTACTTAACCTTGCTTCGCTGGTGCTGGGTGCTAATGTGGGCGTTACGGACGGTAGGCCTACAGAAGCTTTAGTAGGCGGCGTGGCTTATCCTGCGTATGATTTGACAGTAACAATGCAAGCCCAGACAGCGTAAGGATAAACAAATGAACACTTTTATAGTTACTTCAGACAAGTTAGGCGGTTTAAAACGCGGCGATACTGTAACCGATAAAGATTTAGAAGGCGTAAACGTTGAAGCGCTAATAGACAGCGGCCACCTATCCACACAAAGCACAAAAAAATCTGGTAAAACTAAAGATACAGAAACAGATAAGGACTAACCCAATATGGCTACTTCAGTTTATTTAAGTTCACCAGCGCTAACTATCAACGCTGTAAATCTTACGGACCAGGCTACTAGTGCCGTGCTTACGTATTCATTAGAACAGCTAGAGACTACGAGTTTTGGAGATATTGCCCGCAAGTACGGCGCAGGTTCAATAACTTCGTTGCAAAACAACAGCTTCGAGGTAACGCTGTATCAGAGTTACGAAGCGACAGAAACCGAAGCAACTATTTATGGGCTTGTCGGTATTAACAACTGTACTATTACAGTTTCGCCAACTGCTGCAGGTCTTGTAACGCCTACGGCTACTTCGCCTAAATATACGCTTACAGGTACTTACCTTGAAAGCCACACGCCAATTAACGCAAGCTTGGGCGAACTATCGACCATTACGCTTACGTTTACTGGCGGCACACTTACTAAAGCCGTTTCATAATGGCGCGGCTTTGGCCGCTGAGAACTAAAAAAACAAGCAACGCTAATAAAGCGCTGCCCTACGAAAGGCAAATATGCAATTAACACTTAAAGCCGTATTTAAAGACGGCAATAATTACGAAGTGCAAACTAATTTAATGACCATAGTTTTATGGGAAAGAAAATATAGGCGCAAAGCTTCAGACATAGCTAACGGCATAGGGGTAGAGGACT